ACTAAACCATTAACTTGTATAAACATAGGTGCAGTTTGCGTTACTGTAATCTGAGGATCTTTGTTGTATCCCAGTAAGTAGAACTCCCTTTTCCCTGTGACAGCTTGCCGTGGTTGGCTAAAGTCATTGTTTACTTTTCTTATTATTAATTTTTTGTTGTTTACTGAAACAGAAAGAGTTTCAGATAAATCCAGTATTACCCTAGACAAACTTCTAGGTTGCCCTGTTTCTGGGCCAATAGCAGTATTAACATCTATTGGATTAGTCTTTAACTCTACATCAAAACCAAAACCTACCTGACAGCTTGTGAGAGAGTCGTCTACAGCCGAAACGTCTACCTGACCACCAGACACAGTAAATTTACCTAAGTAGTCTGTAGAGCTTATTACATCAACCTCTGCGCCATTTTCAAAATAATCAGATACAGTAAAAACACCTGCAGTTCCTGTATATGTATTTCCAATATCTAAACTTACATTCTGATTTAGCTCAGTAAATACAAAACTATTTGCACCTGATCCAAGATCGGTTTTAATAACAGCAAAAACCCTATTACCAATAGCAGTAACAGAGTGAAACGACCCGTTGGTTTCAAATCTTGTCCATCCTGCAACGCCTTCAACTCTATTTAAATTATATACCGCAATCTCACCAGTAAAGTTTTGGGCAAAAACAAATGACTCGGCTGTGTTTACCGCGCCACTAATCACACACATTTGAACAGGATCGCTTATCAAATGAGAAGAAAGCAATGAAATAGGGTCAGCTTTATAAGCTTGTTGACTATCATCAAACACAAACTGACGTATCATCTTACCGCCAATTTGAGCAAAGATTGTTGCTCCATAAAAAGGTTGCGGCCTTACAAATGTAGAGCCAAAAGATGTTTGCCTCTTAACTCTAGCATTTGTTGGAGTAATAGGTTGATTCTCAAATGTAGGAATAAAAAACTCAGAACCTGCGGTAAAGATATGTATATCTCTGTTAGATACAAAGTGACGTATAGTAGCTACTTCACCAATACTCATTACTAATTCAATGCTATCATCATCGGCAGCATCACCAATATCAAAGTTATAATACAAACCAGATTTACTTGCCCATACAGTATCGGGCTGTGATAGCGTACCGCCAAACCACAATCTATTCTCATGAAAACCAACAGCAGCAGGATAACCACGTAATGAAGAATAAGACTGTTCCATCCATTGCTGTGTTGGAGCATGTGTAACTATTTGTATAAATCCACCGCCATCTTCTGATGTATTGGCAGATGCATCTGCGGTCACAATATATCTATTCTCGTCCAAAACAGATGATATTGTTCTAGTGCCATTAATCTGTGCAGCATTTATACCACCAACGGCAGTAGCATTTCTTATAGTAATGCTGTCACTTGCAGACATTCCATGATTAATATGTGTAAATTCTAAATTAGCTGACCCATCAGTTGTTCTTATCGCATTAGGATCAAGTTGTACAAAAAGCTCATCAACAACTCTACCAGTAGCAGATGTAGAAGATTGAACAGATGTGATATATATCTCAGCCTCATGGTATAACAATGTTACACCAACATGCTTAGAACTTAAGTAATCTCCTCCAGTTTGTGTTCCTGTAGTGTCAAAATAAGCAGCACTTGTTGTTAATGTAATAGCAGTACCAGTTGTAGCAGAAGGATCTAATGTCATTCCTGTTGGCTGAAATGAGTAATAAGGTTGATAAATCTTAGCGCCACCTGCCTGTAACTGAAAATCAAACTGTTCTACTTGAAAGCTATTTAAACCAGTTCTTACAATCTGTTGGCACATAAATGTATTGTGGCAAAGAAATAGAACATCACCACCTTGAGCATAAGTCATTTCATGTAGGTAGGCCTGATCCCATTGCAAAGTGTTTGAGTCAACATCTTGCGTAAGAGTTGTAACAAGACTTAATGCGCCAGTTGTCGGATTAATAAAAAATATTTCGCACTTTTGATGCGAGAAAGCTATTACATATTCCTCATCGTCTGAAAAAATAAAAGGTATTAATCTTACTTGCTGTCTTATTGATGTATCTTCTGTTATAGCAGTAAAATCATGTAGTGCTTGAAACCCACCTCTTTTAGCCACACCACCTTCTGTTCTTATAAAAAAGTTTTTTACACTTTGAGCAGACGAGTTATAAATTGGAGAATCCGTCCTTGATACCAAAGACGGACTAATTTCACCATATTGAAAGTTTGTTATAGGTATTCTAGCCTTTTGCATTTAGCTTCGCCTGTTAGTAATAAACCTTGATGTTACAATCTTACGTGTTGTTTGTTGTTGTGAGTCTGTTGATCTAGCTTTAGCCATAAGAAAGTCATACTGAGTAGACATTAAATTAGATAAAGCAGTATCTCTTATTAGCGCAGTAGCAAACACAACAGCCATTGCATACTCCACACATACTGAAAAATAAGAAGGCCAATTAACCTCATCAGCCCTGTAAGTATAATCAGCTATAAGTACATCAGCAGGATCAGCATCACAAAATACTTTGTTACCATAAACATTATATTCAATCTGAAAGTCTCTAACCGTAACAGCATGAAGAAATAAGTAATCAGGTAATTGATAAGCAGAATCAAATCGACCAGTAGGAGCATCACTTAATCTATTTAATACTGCTTGGTTTGTTGCAAACCTCCAACGTGTAGAGGTAAGATTAGTTCTTGCAATATCTTCATACATATTACCTGCAATCAAAGCTTCAGAAGTATCATCTTCAAAAGAAGTAATAGGCTCTGCACCAATTAAGATGAGAGCGCGGCTACATATATCAATTGCACTATTTGCAGGAGTACTTGCCATTGTGAACCTCTATGTAAAGAGAGGGGGCTTTCGCCCCCACCCTGTTAGTCAGTGTCGGTTACAGTAATAGCTGTACCGTCAGCAATATCTACTACCGAACCTGTGTTCGATAATACTAATGATACGCTGAGAGTAGGAGCGTCACTATCTAGTACAAAAATAGCGTCACCAACATTCAACATGCTAGCAGCGTCATTAAAGTAACCAGAAGCGCGAACCGCTGTCATGGCATCAGTTGAGTCATAAAACCAAAGGCTATGACCACCACCACCTGCCATACGAGTTAGACCAGATGCAGAAAAAGCCATTTTAGATCCTCCTCTTAGTTATTGTCTAGGACTTCGTAGATACCGTTATCATCGATAGCTACCGCGCCCATTGACATCATTGATGTTGCTAAGTGAGATACTTTCTCAGCAACATAGTTTACTTCAGTTTGAACATCAGAGTTCACACCGATACCTACAGCAGTTGTATGGTAAGCAAAGTTTTTACCACCTGCTACAGCAGACGTTGAAAAAATCTTAAAACCTAAGAACTCTTTCATTGTCATGCCACCGGCAAACGGTAAGTTTTGCGGTCCAACAAAGTCTGATGATGCAAACTCGTTAATTGCAAACAAGTCAGCGTATCCTGCAGGAGACATCGCAAGATAGCGTTGTCCGTCTTCTGGAACATCTGCCGTACCCATTGTTTCAAACAATGATAGAAGATCTGCTTTTTCAAGAGCAGAGCTAGTGTCATGTATTTGAGTAGAGTTAGCACCTGCATCCATAGCAGCGATGATAAGCTCATCAGTTTTTCTACCAAGAGCAGCAGCAGCAGATTGAGCTACAGCTTGACGCTCGTTGATATTTGTTTTCAACTCATCAAGCTTGTCGATATATTCAGCAGCATAGAAGTCACTCATTGTTGCTTCGACATTGGTGTGTACTAGCTCCATAGGAGTTACATTACCATTGCGTGATTTTGTTGACGCTGATCCAGTGCCTATTTTCTGGAATCGTGCAGTTGAACCTGTCACATTTGTAGAGCGAATAGTGTTCCGTAGCTTGGAACCCATACGCTGATACGCCATGTGAACTTCAGTTTCAAACTGCTTTATAAAGGCTTGGTCTATAGTATTAGCCATTTTTACAGTCCTTAATTGAGTTTCCGATTGCTACGAGTGTCCACGCTCACATATCAATTCGGGTATCCATTAGGGCCGATCAATGCACTATGGGTCGTAATGATTTATTATTAACATCATAATTTTCAAAATTGCAACGCACAAATTCAACAAACTT